CAGCCATGACAGATACAACTTTGATCCATCATTTGAGAAGGGCTTGGTTAAGATGTTCGGTGGCCCGGCGTATGGGTCTGTGCAGTCAATCGTACGTGGCGCAGGGTACATCGGTGAGGGCGAGTACGGACGAGGCATTGAGGCCATGCTGCCTGCCGGAATACGTAATATGTTTAAGGCGTTTCCGGGGGTCGGTCGTTATTCCAAAGAAGGTATCCTCACACGCAGGGGAGACCCCATCATGGGCGACCTTGGCCCCGGCCTGCTCGCGGCCCAGATACTTGGCTTTGCCCCCGCTGAGTACACGCGCAATCAGGAGCGTTCTCAGTCACTTAAGGGTATTGACCGGTCTGTTAACGAGCAACGCACCACGCTGTTACGCAGGCTGTACGTAGCCCAACGGTTCGGAGAAAGCACCTCTGATGTCATGGAAGACATTGCCGAATTTAACCGTAAGCACCCACAGTTTCGTATTGACTGGAAGACAGTGCAAGCGTCTATGAAAAAGCATATGAAAACTTCTCAGGAGATGTACAACGGTATCTTGCTCAGTCCGAAGATGCGCAGGCACTTGTTCGGTCTTGCTGCGGAGTGGGATGGTGGGCAATAAAAAAGCCGCCCCGGAGGGCGGCTCACTGTTCGAGGAGAACATGTCTCGTCACGGGGCAATGTGACTCAACAGGGATCATCCTATCACAATGTGCGCCAAACGCGAATACCCCATTTTTTATTCTCTTCACGGGTGGTAACTTGTACTAACATGTTAAGCTTAGCGGTTACATACTTGACCTGTTGACTTGCCTTTACCGTATTCACACACGGAATGAACACTGATGCACCCACTGTGAACTTGTCCCAGTTCACTTCTATGGGCACACCGTCAGGCTCAATGGACGTTTTCGTCATCGCCAAGATCGAATTCTTCAATGACAAGTGCTCGGCAAGCGCCGGTATTGAACTCGGTGCCTTTAGTCAAATTAACATTATTTTTCACAACGCCACCCAACTCTTTTTCGATATCCTTTATTGTTGAGTTGTCGCCAATCTGGGTTTCTGCCAGCCAGTTTTTAAAACTAGCCAACTGAAGTACGATACGGTTGGTGCCTGTTTCGATTCGCATTAACAGCTTATTGTTAGTCATAAATTTCGGTAATTCATTGGCCAGCTTGTTACCAAACAATTCACTGTTGGCCCCTGTAACCTGCACCCGACTGCCCCAGTGGTCTTGAATATATTTTGAAACTATCTCCCCCACATCATATTCTTTTTCTTCCATATTTTGCTTATTGTATTCCACCAATTCGTTCGCATATGTTTCTATCCTTTTCATGTCATACTCTAACAAGTTTATGTCGTTTGCTATGTATCCGGTGACCAATATAACAGCCAAACCCGATGCCCAGAATCTGTTCTCTGCGCTCAAATTGTACCGTTGTATAACCCACTTGCGACACTTCTCTATTTTATCTTTAACGTCTTCAAGATTATCCAGCACATATTGCATAAAGACAGGCCCGGCATGTCCGTAATTATTAACCAGAGCCTCATTGAATTTTGCGACATCAACATCCCATGTAACCCGCTCAAATACACATTCCATAATGCGCTGTGCTTCAGCGTTGGGGTTGGATTTAAATGTTGCTATCTGGTCAAGGATACTTGTGTTTGCAGTGGTGACACACAGCATAGACCACCTACCACCTCGCTTACGTTCAGCGTTCCTTGACCCCTCCATGCGCCCACGCTGTATGCCGGTGGTCATTTTGTACAATAACGTACTGAGGATACTCCCCTCCACGTTCGTCATTTCATCTACCATTACTGGTAAATTTTTATAGGTCTCTGTCCTGAGCATACGCATATTTATGCTGTCGTCAGCTTCCAGTCTGAGGTCTTCAGGATGCCCCCATGGTGATATACCAGCGTGCATAGCAGAGGTCTTACCCAAGCCGCCGGTCTTGCTGAACACGTGTATACCGCAGCAGGCAACCCCGTCAATCAGTTCCATCAATGGAGATGCTAAGCCAACAAGAATCATGAATTGCCGCACTTCCATGCCGGGGGCATTGTAGCAATTAGCCATGTACTTCCACCCATCCAGCGTACCCTTGGGTTTCATTGGTTCAAAAAATGGTGACGTGGATGGTGATGGGTAGTTTTCTCTTGTGATGTCATTAGCACGCAATTCCCTGTTGCCGATAATGAAACCCTTGCGATCTTTAGTCCAGCCGAATTGGCGTGTCACTGGTATGCTTAATCTCTTTGATTCGAGATACTGTATTGAGTCTATTAGATACTGTCTCACCTCCTCTTTGTTACGCCCTAATGCCACCCCGTACATGGCTAGCTCTTTTGCGAAATCAGCACCTACCAATCTGGACATAGGTGAGCAAAATTCATTGAGACCGTCCAGTTCCTTTACCTCTTTGATCACAACACATTGCCCATCGCCACCTTCATCATTAACACGTTCAGCTACGTACAGGGTGTTGTGATAAATTTTGTTTGGTTTACCATCATCGGCATCTTTGTTTTCCTTATATACACCACTGCCAACAGCACCCCAAGAGTACGGAAATGGCAGTGGGGGTCTGTAGTCAACACTGACTTCTCTTGAGGTGGGCTCAGCATCCCACCCAGTAGGTGGCGGCAATGCTTCTTTAAATGTCTTGGCCAGAGCCAGCGGGTTCTTTATCTTGCCCCAGTGTGGGCACTCTTCACAGATGCCGGGGTTGTATGAATTGAACTTGTCGCACCCCAGCGGCCCGGTGATCAGGTCTAACTTCTTATCTGTTTCACGCTCGTCGTACCGCTCGTCTTGGGAAGACAGCTTGTGCGCAAGATTGTCGCCGTCTTCACAGAATTTCAGTATGGACATACCTGCACGCCACACCGGTTCCTCCAAGTCAGCAGCATTGCGTACGATGTAGTCAACTTGCTCACAGCCATTGCCAGCCGCAGTCTTTGCTATCAGTTCTTGGAAGCTGTTAACGTAGTTGGGGTCAGGTACGTACTCAGCAGCGCCGAGTATGCCATCGTGCTCCATCAGTTCCTGCATCTTGGTCTTGGGCAGGTAGACAGACGGTACTGGTATCGGGTCACCCAGCTTGGCAGCTATATCATCGAAGTCGTGGAGCCGAATTTCATCGCCACGTACCTTAACTTCTTTGGGTGGGTCATCTTTGTAGTTGTGGGTCATCGGTACCCGCAGGACGCGAGCCGAATCTGACGTAACCACAGGGTCGCACAGCAGCCCCTTCTCTACGGTAAGTGCCTTGAGACGTTCAGCTACCGGCAACCATTGTACGGGTGGTATGGCATCAGTCAGCGCCCAGTATATGTGTAGACCACGCCCGGAATCGACCATGGTTGGTACCGGCAGGCCGGTTTCTACTATGAAATCTTGCAGGGCTTGTGCCGCTTCTTTCTTGGTGGCGTATCCCTTACCGACAGCAGCCTTGTCCTCGCCGCAATCTATATCAAGGTACAGCGCCTTTGTGTGTAATACGTTATCCTGAGTGCGCCCATCCTTATCGTTGGTAAATGAGGATACTGCAAAATAGGTATCCATCCCGTTCTCATCAAAATTCTTAGCGGCCTGTACAACACGGTCGATAGAGTCATAGCATTTTTGTTTTGGTATTTTGTCCTCATGGTCGATGGCGAATATAATATACTGCCCCTCGTCGGGTAGCACGCTGTTGAGAAAGTGAAATGAATCCATGTGCTGCGCCCCTGATACTGCGAAAAAAGGCACCCGAAGGTGCCCATGCAGCGATTAAAAAGATTAGTCATCCCAGCCATTTATCATCTTGGCCAAATCTTCCTTATCTTCATCAGGTTCCGGTGCGGACTTCTTCTCCACTTTGGTAGGCTCAACGATGGGCTCGTCGTCCTCCTCCACCTTGATCTTGGTCACCTTGGCGGTCTTCTTAGTGGGCTTGTCGTTAGCCGCCTCAGCCACCTCACGCTCCTCGATGGATAACTTATTACCCTCAGCATCCTCCATGGGGCGCCCGGCACGATCAACTGGGATATCCTTAGCCTGACTCTCCACCACCTTGTCTGTCTCAAACACCTTAAACTCAATGGCGTGATTCACAGCTTCAGTACCGCGCAGTGCTACCGCAGCGTCAAGCTCATCTTCAGCCAACGGACGGGTAGCTCGGAAGAACAGCTTGGGCACCTCGGCATCCTCGTCAAAGCGCATCTCCGTCACAACCGCGATAGATGGCGTGCTGTGGGCTTTTAAGAACCGGGCATACCCTTGCATAGGCATTTCCGTCTCTTTAGCGTCACCGAAGATGCTGGTGGCTGGCAGCTGCAATTGGTACACAGTTTCCATATCACCTTCTACACATACCGCCAGACGCTGGCTGTACCGGCAGGCACGAGATTGACCTTGCCCTGAGCCCTTAATGTTCTGGGGGCAATCACCACAGCGCGTAGCCTGTGCTTTGGGGCAATCACTGTCCGGTGCATCGGTAGTGGCCGACCAGCACACGGGAGGTGCTATATTATCCGGGTCGTAATCGCCCTCGTAATACGTTCTGGCAACCGCCGCGAAGTCAATAATGACCACGTTCATGGTGTCAGACTTGCTTACTTTCATCTGTTCACCGTTGACGATTTCACGGAACTTGCCACCCTTGATGCTGATCCGGCGTGTCGTGCCGAAACTACCACCAATCAGTTTATCATCAGCCTCTAACAGGTCAGCGTACTTGTCACTGACTACTATGTTGCTATCTGGGAATAAGGTTAATTCTTTGGACATGGTGTTCTCCTAGTACAATGCGATTTGTTCTGATTGCTCGTCGTCGTCATCGGTTTCGTTGAGCAGTGCTTCTTCCATTGCACTGAGCTTGAACCGGTAAGTGCTGCCGAGTTTGATGTAGGTATGCTTGGGTATGCGGTTCTTACGCATCCAAACGCGTATGGTTGATGTGGACACACTGAAATGCTTTGCTGCTTCATCTATAGGAACCAGCGCCTCTGTATTCATGATTATCCTCCTCGCTTCTTGGTTGGTTTCTTAACAGTCATGACGTACTCGGAATCAATATTGAGACCGGGGGGTATGACATCTGGGTTTTCTTCCATGAACAGCTTAACGTTGGTCTGGTTAAGGCTCTTGGTGTAAAACTCGGGTACGTTATTCTCGATGATAAACTTGTTCATCGAGTCCCAATCGCTAGTCCAGTACTTGGTCTTGATTGAGCGTATGAATTGGCCACCGGCAGTGTTGCCTGAGGTGATGCCATTTTCCTTGCAGTGGTCGAGCAGAGCAGCTTTGATTCTGTCCTGCTGAGCTATCAGCGCCTCGTCCTGCTTCTTGAATGCAGCTGTCAGCTCTGACCGCTTTTCGCGTATCTTGATGAACACACGGGTGAGTTTTTCGAGGGTTACTTCCTCGGCTACCGGTTGGGCAGTTTGCATCTCGTTCTCCTGTTTGCGCCGATCTTGTATCGGGATGTTCAATATAGTAGCTAAAGGTTAGCTAGTCAAGCAGTTGTTTGTATAATTCTATTATTTCTGAGTGACAATCTATTTTGTTATCTAACATTGAGTAAACGTGTTTCTCGGCAGGACTTCCTTGGAGCTGTACGACCGTAGACGGATGTCGTTGGCCAGCCCTGTGAACC